ATCAGAATATACGTTCCTAATGATTGATTTTGTAATTTCCAAAATATAAATCGTTAATGTTAGTATATCATGTATTTACGGAGGCATATCACTATGAAGAAGGGTACTTTATTTGCAAAAACATCTAGCCCCCTGCATGAACTTAGAATTCGCAACGGTCTCACAGTCACAGATGTCGCAGAACTTATGGACATGAGTGCAGCACAAGTATCTAAGATGTTTAATGGTAAGATGAAAATAACTCCTTTGCATAAAGAGAAGCTGATGAATATCTTCGATTTAGGATATGGGCAGATCAGCGATATTTGCAATAGGATGAACACCTTGTATTACAATGGGGATCTCCGCACTCGAAATAACGTTGAAACTACTAAGAATGAAGAACCTGTAGTAGAATCTGTAGTAGAACCTGTAGTAGGGTGTACATCTAGTGAGATTTCCGACATACAGTATACTAACCCCATTAGCGGCGAACACATACATGAAAAGATGGATATGCACAATGCAATTCCAGATGTTAAACCCGCTGAATCTGTAATCACAATTAACACAACAGTCACTTCAGATAAATCTGAAATTGCGGATACTATACTGGATCTTGTATATGGTAAAGTATCAAGAAGCGATTACGCTAAGTTGTCTGAACTTCTGTTACAGTGGTGAATTAAATTTCAGGAGGACTATGTAATGTCTGCAAACATTGACAGTTTGATTTATGTAAACGAAACCCCGTGGCATTCCCTTGGTAAAGATTTAACTACTAACCCGCCACAAACTTCTGGGGAAATAATTTCTGAAGCAGAACTTGGATGGGACGTGTCTGCATTAACTATGAGCACAGAGCTTCATGGAGTAGTTCCAGATTATTGGACACTTTATCGAGAAGACAACCAAAAGATTCTAGGAGTAGTAAAAACTAAGCAGCCTAACATAATTCAGAATACGCAAACATTCGAATCTGTGGAGAATTTACTTAAAGATGATATGTCGGTAGAATGTGTTGCAAGCCTTGGTAGAGGTGAAACTGTTTTTGGGTGTTTTAAAATTTCAGAAAAATACAAAATCCTTGATGACGATATAGATCACTATTTTGTTATAATGAATGAACATCTCAAACCTGATGGAAAGGTAACAGTACTGAATACCCCAATTCGTGTGGTCTGCCAGAATACGCTTAATGCAGCATTGAGTTCATCGCTCATTAAGTTCCGAATTCCTGTTTCAGAAGATCAAGGAATAAATGAACAGGTTGCAAACAAAGTATTAGGTAATGTAGGTGATTGTATAATTGACCTAAATAAGAAAGCAGAAACGCTTGTTAAAGATAAGACAGATGACGGATTTGTAATCAACCTTCTTGATTTCATATTTCCTTTTGAAGTAGTGGATGGTCAGATACTGCCTACAAAGAGTAATGATAAAGTTTCTATTTTACGAGAAACATTTATGAATCAGTGCATGGAAGCTGATAACTTACAGAACTACAAAGGTACTAAATGGCAAGTATTCAATGCACTTGCAGATTTTGATTCCCATTATTTCAATAATCTTACAAATGCATATGACTTAAATAAACGAATGAGGACAATTCCCGGATTTGCCGGAGATAGCAGTAACACCAGTAAAGCTTTACAGTTCCTGAAAGTTGCAGATAAATTCTAGTAATTTCGATATCCAAACAAAAAAAAATAAGGCGTGCAGAAATGTGCGCCTTTAATATTGATCTGCGATTGCGTCTTCCAGTCGTTGTTTCAGTATTCTTTCTGCCGCAGGTAATTTTTCTTTTAAAATATGAAAATCTATCCCATATATTTCAGACATTTTGCGTAACTTAGAATCTGTCAATGGCTCTTCATATACAATCATATCATGGATAAGTAACTCTTCTATGGAATTGTATTCTTCTGATGGATCGTCAAATGGGCTAACAGTTTCTTCTGGTGCTGCAATAAACATCTCATGTTCTTCAAAATCCGCAGTGTAAAGTGTACCAAATATTGCCCTAAGAGCAATCATCTTATCTTCAGGTAACTTAACTTTTGCAAGATCTTCATACTTAAGCTGTGCCCAGTGTATGCCTAATTGGTTTGCAGCTTCCATACATAACTGACGACGTAATGAATACTTAACCTCATCAAAATCTCGTTCCATCATTTCTGTGATACGAGGTTTGAAAAACACTGTAAATGCTAAATCGTCTCGATATGCTTTATGAGTTTCATCACCTTTCCACTTGTACCACCAAAATATCTCGCAAAAATGAAGTAAAGCAGCTTGCAATTTATCTTCATATGTTATATAAGAATTATTAACAAACTTATGTGCAGCAATATAACCAAAAAATGAATAATTAAGTTCTACAAGTTCATCGCGCTCTTTGAAACACTTCTTTCTAAGCTCTTTATCCTGCGGCATAGAATCATATATTTCTTGAGTACGTCTCTTAATGTATTCATTACTCGGCATCACTGTCACCTCCGCCTGAATATATAGAATATGTAAATCCTTGTATAGGTTTTTTGTTATATATGTATCTTCTTACCGAAGATCGTGGCATACTTAATGATTCTGAAAGGTTCTTGATTGATCTATATATCTTTCCAGTTTCGTTACACACTACCTTAACGCCACGATAAACGGGTGGATTTTTACGTACACCTTCTGCAATATCTTCTTTAACTGATTCAGACGGTGTGCAACACCTTAAGTTAGATAACTTAACATTTAATCTATCACCGTCTATGAATCGAATGTGCTTTCGTGAAATATTGCCATAAAACGCACTAGCCACTAATCTGTGGGTATGGTATGTGTTTCCTAAAAAGTTAGTTACTACTGTACCTGAATTGATGTGGTTAGATAAAATTTCTGGAGATACTGTTTTAGATGAACCATCAGGAAAATATGCAACGTATTCTGAACGACGAATACGCCCTAAGTTTGATGCTTCATATCCCTGAAATTCAGGTATAGGTTTCCAGATTTCGTTCATGTATGTTACCTTAAAAAATGAAAACTACAATTTTATTATAATAAAGTGTCAAATAAAATCAAGTATCAATTTAGTAAGAATTTGTAGATTTTTGAATATTGATCAGAATTCTCCAATTTTGAGCTGCAGACAGGTGTGAATTTGATAAAAATTCATAGAAATTGCATGAATCTAAAATAAATTTAATATCTGATACAAAAGTGGCGATTTCACGGGTTTTTGGTCGCAAAAAGTGGCGATTTCACGGGTTTTGCGAACATTATATATAAGTAAAATAGAGTAAAATTAATTAAATTTATCATAATTTGTCTTTATTCTTTATAAAATATTTTTAATGCGTATTGATTCTACTGCAGCGCGCCGCATTGACAACTTTGATATTTTGCATAAACTCAACCTTGATTTTGAATACAACTTATAATACAATCAGATACACAGACGGCGTTAGCGAGTGCGGCACTGATGCCTGTTGCCTGCTTCGTGTACCGCGCCACGAAGTAGAGTGATTATTATCCGCAACAGGTGTCAGTGCCACACTCGCTAATTTAATTTTTGGAAAATCGTTAATGTGTTGTGTATAAAGTGGAGGTGAGAGTTAGGTGGAATTAAATAGCATTGAATCTCACATGGAAAAAGTAGTGCAGTATCTGGAAGAACTTTCTAAAAGTGATAAAAAACTGTATGCTAAAACTCGAACTCGACTAGGTGATTTAAACACACAGTTGTGTCATTCTGTAGAACTGATATCTCAAATACTTGCAGATAACTTACTCAAGCAGGATACCGAATTTGGCGAAAACTTAGGCGAGCTGAACGACGAAGCTATTTCTATAAATAATGATATATCTTCTACAATGAGCCATGTTACTCAATTGAATACATTCATAGATCGTTCTGCTAGTATGAGTGCAAAACGCAATATTATTCTGAAATATAAGACAGTGTTGCGTGAAGTTGCAAATAGACCTATAGAATATTCGCATGTTACACAGTGTGCAAAATTAATTGATAAGTGGTTCAATTGTAGGTTCTATCTTTCTCTTAATTTTGATAAGAATTTTAAGTATCGAATTGAAATGATCCCACAATGGATAGTTGATATTATAATACTTTATGGATATTGTTTGAGTGTTTCAGATTTTTCTGAGATTGAACAATTTAATAGATGGTGTGATAACGTAGGTTCCGGTGTTATAACTACTACGTATGCAGTACCTTATAGTATACACAGAATTTCTCGGAACATGACTAAAGATTATGTAACTTTCAGTGGGTTAGGGTTGTATGATTTGTTACTAGATAGCGGGTATTCTGCGCTAGATTGTTCGGAATTGAATGGTGTGGTATTGTCCCCCTACTTAGTTAAAGACAAATTCTTAGCCTATTGTCCTGATATTGTAGAAGATTATACTTACTGCGGTGACGATGAATCGTTATTACGTAGATATAAGCTGATAGGAGGATAATATGGGTAGAATAACTAGATTTTCTCAGATACCTGAATATTTAAATTATCCTTCAAACTTAAAGGGTAAACTATCTACAATACATTCGAATGTTATAACATATGTTATTCGCAGGGGTTGTGGCACATCTAAGTATCTTAAAGATATAATTCGTTTCATGAATACTGCATCATATAAGCTGATGAATGATGAAGATTTCGCCTATATAGAAAACACAGAACCTAACATAGCTGATGCATTAGATGATATGGAGATACGTCCATTCTTATTAGCTCAATCAATGTACGTTGATTCTACTGCAATAAATTGGTCATTAGATAATATTGAGAAGCAAGTAGCAAATGCATCACCTATATTGCATTCTCCAGCTTCTGCTACTGAAGTAACACCTACTCCGTCTGTTATGTCCGCAGTAAATATTGTTTCTAGTTATTCTGCAGATACGCCAAAAGAAGATCTATATTTACAACCGCCGGTTGTTCCTCAGTTAAATGTTAATTCTGCGTATGCATGTAACATGATTGGAGATACTTCATATGTTGTTTATGAATCATTACCTGTAATTCCAACAAAACAGAATGAAATATCAGTTACAACAGATGTAAATAAGATGACAAATAGTGACCTTATGCGCCTGTTCCCAACACGCACTATACATACTCGTGGTGATACTATGTATCTAGATTATCCTGGATTAGAAAACCATCCTGTGTTAGGATTGATAATTCCTATAAAAGGATTTACACGAAAACAAGTCATGGATAACATCATTAAGTATCCACACATATACAAATTGACTAGACTTGTTGATAATGAATTAGTTAGCTTCTATACAAATATTGAGATAGATGGCGAGCTACATAAGATCTCCCAGTATTGGAATACACTTCCTGAATCTAAGAACCTGCCTTATACACGTGACTTTGTAAAAGAGTATGTTGTTAGACGTTACTTGTTAGAGCGAGATCTGCGTGGTGTTGAGCATAATTATCCATTGTTTGGTGAGCTACAACCTTTCTTGACATTATTTACTACTCCTGAAATGTATGCTGAATTAGGATACAAGGATCCGCTGAAACTTGCCATAAACTGTGTTAATTCTAGAGTAGCATTTAAGCGGAGTAGAAATCCTGTGTTAAGGAGGCTTGATAATGTATAATTGTATATTTACATCACATTGCCTTGAAAACTTCTGTGACGGTTCGTGCCCAATACTTGCACAGGTTTCTTATTTACTTGAACGCAATGGCATTACAATGAAAAATCCTGTTCTGAATAGTTCATCTTCAGATATACAGAAAATGCACAATGTGCTTAGCATTGCAGATGGTCAAACATATGGGTTAGTTGTTGATACAGCTACTGTTGATACTATACGTGCTTCTGATTTACTTGCGTATGTTGCTGTCTGCGAAAATTGGAAAGGAAGTAATTTGCACTGTACAGTCTATAATCTGAAGTATTCTACATACTTAGATGAGCTTCGAAAGAGTTGGTCGTTAAAATCGGAGCCTGAACAGTTGGAATATATGCGAATATGGTCACAGAGCTGTAAGGTTCTAATAGTATCTAATTTCGACTATGTAGATTTCAAAGAATTTGAATCTCAGACATTGCTTAATCTTATACAAGCACGCTCAAGTTCCGGATTAACTACTATACTAGTATCTCCAGAACCTCGGAAGTTAATGTCCACTAAATTTAACAATCCATTTTTTGCAACTTTGAAATCTAATTGGTTACTTAAATCTGAAGGTGCAAAAGTTATACATCTATCTGACGCACAGTTAGGAGGTAACAAGTGATCACCTCTATTGAACTTCAGATGATATGTAGAATATTAACTTCAGATAATGATGATGAAATCAACTCACTTTGTAGTTATGATGAATCATATTATTCTGTATTTAAAGATCAAATACATTTCATATTGGAACATCGACAGAAATATGGAAATGTTCCAGATGTATTCACTTTCCAGGCCGAGTTTCCTAATGTAACACTCATTAAAGTTTCAGAGCCGCTTGCATATCTTAAAACAGAAATTGCAAAAAATAAGCAACATATACTTTTGCTTGAAACATTCAATAAATTGAAAGATTTAGGTTCGGGAGATGTTAGTATTGCTTGGGAATACTTGCAAAATCAATGTGATTTAGCTTCACAACTAGATGAAACACATCCACTAGATATTGTAAAAGAAGCGCATGAAAGAGCACAGCAGGTTGTAGATTTTAGTAAACAAGAACGAATACCTACAGGATTTGCAGAAATAGATAAACTGATGTATGGTGGATTATCTACCGTAGAAGAACTTGCATTAGTAGTAGCCCGCACCAACAATGGTAAGAGTTGGTTGCTAACAAAGATGATGGAATCTGCACAGAAGAATGGATTCCCGGTCTTGTATTATTCTCCTGAGATGCAAGCTTCTTTCTTAGGCACAAGATTTGACACTTGGAGGCAACATTTTCAAAACAATCAGCTCTTCCAAGGTAAATACACTACAGAATACATGAAGTATTTGGATAAATTGAGCCAGGAAGAAACTAGCGCATTAGTACTTGAAGATAAGAATACTTCAGAGGGTGTAGTAAACGTCAGAGGACTTGAATCGCTTGTTAGGCGACACCATATACGATTATTAATCATCGATGGTCTTTCTTACATGACTGATACACATCGGTCAGATACTGATTACATGAAATACAAGAACCTATGTACAGATCTGTTTAGGTTGAGTAAACAGTTTGGGTGTGCCGTTGTTGTGGCTATGCAGGCGAATAGAGAGACTAAAGAATGCAAGGATGACAAAGGTGACCCCTTCCCGACTATCTACAACGTCGAAGGAAGCGACCATCCAGCACGTATAGCTACGCAAGTATTCACAATACGGCAGATCTTTGATAAACATGTACTTGATATCCGATTGGAGAAATCTAGAAATGCAAACAACCAGAAACCTGTCTTAAGTTATGCCTGGGATATCAATACAGGTAACATGCAGTACCTGCCTACAGGAGGTGATACTGGCCCTGGTGGCTCTGTTACCCCTACTGTTGCAGTGCCTTCAAGCATCACTAAACATGTTTCAGATGATACTGCAGTATTAGAAGATGACTTTGAAGATGATGAGAATGTGGAATTCTGATGGAGGTGTGTCATGAAATCCAAGTCTTTATTGAATTTTATTGATGATACAATTTGGCACGATGTAGTAGGATATGAGGGGCTGTATCAAGTAAATGATCAGGGGCAAGTTGCACGAATTGGAGGTAATGTGTTAAAACCTTATCAAGGTCAGGTTTACTTATCGAAGGGTGGTAAGGTTGCTACTATAAGAGTGTGTAACATTGTTGCAAATGCTTTCATTCCTGAGTATTCTGCAGGTCAAAAGGTCTATCATATTTCAGGAGATTCTGATGCATTATCTAACTTGTCGTTAACTTTACCTGTAGAAGATACTAACAGTGATTGGAAAGATATACCAGGGTATGAAGGATTTTATCAAGCATCTACAGATGGTAAGATTAGAAGCTGCACTCGATACAATGAGAAAAGCAAGGCAGCTCGTTATGGTAATGAGCTTAAGTTACATGTGGGTGACGATGGTTATGTGCATTGTATGCTTTCGGCTCACGGTGTTTCAAAATTACATTCAGTACATCGTCTGGTAGCATCTGCGCACATACCGAATCCTGAAAATAAACCGCAAGTTAATCACATTGATGGAGATAAATTAAATAACAGTGTAGCTAACTTAGAGTGGGTCACTCGTGAGGAGAATATGAATCACGCAAAAGCTATGGGGCTATGGGATCCACAAAAGTGCGGTAATATTGAGATGATAAAACATGGCAAACCTGTTAGGTGTATTACTGACGGGAAAACTTACAGAAGCATTTCAGAAGCTGCACGAACTTACAACATGGACTTTGAATCTGTGAAAGAATCTATACAGCTGAACAGATGTCGCAAAGGGCTCATGTTTGAATACGTAACCGAGGAAGATTCACATGGATGTTGAACTTATTGTAGATAAACTATCTGAATTCGGATTAGTCCGAAAGAATCGAAGAATTGGGAATTACTTAAGTGTATATTGCCCATTTCATAATGGGGGTCAAGAGCGAAAACCTTCTTGCGGCGTGTTACTTAATTCTGAATATAGAAATGGCCAACAGTATCCTGCCGGGTTGTGGCATTGTTTTTCGTGCAGTTGTGCATATACAATGGAACAGGCTGTTGCTGAGATGCTTAAAACTCATAGCATCACAACATCTGCTAGCGAATGGCTTGCGGAGAATGTTCCAGGATATCAACCAGATGAAATAGAGAGACTGATTCCACAGGGACTATCTGATGCCATAGCCAGCAAACTTGCGGTAAATAATATATTAGAGCAACTCAACCAAACAACACAATATGTTTCAGAAGAAGAACTCGCTAAGTATAGATTTACTGTACCTTACATGTATGAACGTCATTTAACAGATGAAGTGATTGCGGAGTATGATGTAGGGTATGATGCAAATTGGATTCCAGAAGGTCGAAAGAAGCCTGTCCCTTGCATCACATTTCCTGTACATGATAAATATGGTAGGACGTTATGTATTATTCGTAGAGCAATTGCAACTAAGCTCTATCATGTACCGTCAGGTGCGCAGAAACCTGTGTATGGTGTAGATAGAATACCTTCAGGGTGTAGATCAGTTGTTATATGTGAAAGTATCATAAATGCACTTACCTGCAGAACATTTGGATATTACGCAGTTGCATTGTTAGGTACAGGTACATCTTATCAGATGCAACAACTTAAAGAACTAGGTGTTCAAGAGTTTGTGCTCTGTATGGATGGAGATGAAGCTGGCAGACGTGCAACGGCTAAACTTAAAAAAGCCCTCAGCTCTGCTGCAATAGTATGGGCTATGCATATGTTTGATGGTAAGGACGTGAATGATATAACTAAGCAAGAATTTGATACGCTATACGCAGAGAGGGACTGAATGATGAGTTGGATTGAAGTAATAGGTATTTCTGCAACATGTGTAATATTCATAGGATTTCTAAACAAAGGTGAGTTGAAGATCCGCATTTATAATTCTATAGGATCAATATTGTTTGTAATATATGGACTAATCATTGGTGCATTCAGTGTATGGTTGCTGAATGGGGCTTGTTTATTGTTAAACATTTGGAAAATATATCAGATACTGAAGGAGGGTAAGAAGAAATGAACCGAGTTACAATTTCTAGTGCATCAGAGTTAGGTTCAGAGTTGCGTAAGTTGCGAACATCTAAGGGGTTAAAAATACTTGAAGTTGAAAACCTTTCCGGTGTAAGTATTTCTACTATCAGTATGGTGGAACAAGGTAAACAGTATCCTCGAATGAATACGTTAGTAGCGTACTTAGATGCATTAGGTGTGGATGAGTTAGTTGTTCGGATTCCACACAAAGAATTTTAAATAAACCAAAATTTTGTCTTTTAATTTTGCAATAAACGTCTATAATATAATTGTAGGATGAGGCTAACATCAATACTTATCAGCACATCAAACATCATTTAAGTTAGGAGATTAAATCAATGTCTAATTCAACTGTAAAAACACCTTTTTATGAAACTCGTTCATTGTTTATAAACTATCTTGGATATACAGATCCGCTGTCTTACAACGCATGGAATGCACTCCCTGCTGAAGATAAGGCGGCGGCTTTATTTGTGCAGTTTTTTGATCAGATTATCTACGCATGGTACAAGCAGGATACTTTCTTGAGATATTCTACTGATGAGGATGGTGTTTCTACTGTATTGCAGTATCTCCAGAAGAATGTTGCAGTTCTTGAAAAGGATCCGAAGAAATATACAGCTGCTTACATCTACCGAGTTAGTTATAACTGCCTGTATTGTATCTGCCATGATATAAAGAGTGCAAAGGAACGCGGTGAGAAGGAAACTAGTAATATCGTAGAAGGCCCTGATGGTCCTATGAATCTCTTCGATTTTTTAGAAGCTGTATGCGAAGATTCTTGTTTGTCCGATCTTGAGCGTATTGATTTCTGGAACGTTGTTGGTGACGATAAGAACACTCTTGCGATAGTAGATGAACTCATCGGTGAGAAGCCTGCTGCTAAACGTATTTCTGACGAGAAGCGTGCGAGCATCATTTCTGATCTTCGAATCAAGCTTGCTAAGTTTGCACCCGCATTTCAGTGATTGTTTGTAAGGAGGTTGTGACCATGACACCTTATGAATTTGTTAAGACTGACTATACTTCTTATCTTTCTTCTAAGAAAATTGGATATCTGGATCTGAAAAGCTATTACACTACACTAGCTGCTCGCAATAATCTCTTTGCTATCAGAGATATGGAGGAATATCTTGCGGTGCAGGACATCTACTATGAGGTAACAATGTCTTGCGATTTAGAAGAATGTTATTCTCAATTGACATACTTCATGGTCAATGCAATTGCATACGGATACAAAACATCTGATAAATCTTGGATATTCTATTTCTTAGCAGCTTGGGATATCAGAAAGGGGTTAAATACTAATGAAAATCAAAATATTTCACAATGAGTCTGCATTAGTTGTAGAAGATTCAGTAAATGCATTCATTGCAGATAAGCGTGTTCTTGATATCCAGTACAGTATTGTACCTAGTAGTACCGTACCGGGTGTGTTTGAACATAGCGTATGCATATCTTACGAAGTTAATGATACACATTGTAGAGATTATATTTCTGGAGTTATGGAGGTTAGTTTATGAATTTAGACGTAACTACACGAACTACATTCAGTGCTGCATATGTTAGAGATGGAATGCTCAATGCATATCAGTATAAGTTAGAAGCTACTGTGGAATGCCCTCAGCGTGCTGAAGATGATAAGATGATAATTGAGTTTTCTAGATTGCAAAAATACATGAAACAGGCTTCTTTTGATAACACTTTCTTGTATTCCGCTGGTGATTCTTTCGGAGCGGACATTGCTCGAGCGATGACTCGCAGTGGCGTTCAGAGCAAGGAAGTAGAGTACCCACTCTGCGCGGAAGCAATATGCAACAACATTGCAGTTTTATTACAAGGATTACTTAATCTCAAAGAACCCGGAGTAATACTCAAAGAGCTCAAACTTCGTGAAACAAACGATTCTTATGTAAGTTGGAATAAAGAATCGTTATTGTAACTATATCAATAAAGATCAAAACAGGAGGAACCATTTATGGCTTTCAAATCACTCAATCAGTACAATGCTGAAAAGAACAAAGGATTTTTTACACTCCAGAACGACGGAGAATACGCAGACGTAATCTTTATGTATAAGAGCGTCGGAGATGTTATGATTGCCGACGTTCATTACATTAAATCTTCGGATTATTCTGGGTATGTGCATTGTTGTGGCGCAGGCTGTCCTGCATGCGAAAAGGGTATCCGAATTCAAAACAAGATATTCATACCATTGTATGTCATTGCAAAGAACGGAGAGACGCTGGAGAATCCAGAGATCAGATATTTTGATCGTACAACTTATTTTGAACCGCAGTTGATGGCAGATGTTTTTAACAAGTATCCCAATCCAAGCGAGTGTGTATTTAGGATTACACGTCATGGAGAGGCACAGAGCCGAGATACTAGGTATGAAATTCGAGCCATTGGCCTCAATACCATTGCAACTTATGATGATATTCTTGTCAAGTTCAATACTTCTATGCCTAAAGATTATGAACAGGTAGTTGTCGAATATCCTACATTCAAGTTGTCGGAATTACTCATGAATACAGGTGATAATACAGCTTCTACAGCAAATCTTGGTGAGTACGTAGCAACTCCTAGGGTATCTGTTCCGGCTGCTATCAATCGCGTAGATTCTGTTATGCCCCCAGTAACTACTGTAATTGACAACACTGCATCTGCAGATGTTGATGTTACTGCTGAGGGTGTTGAGACACTGGATGACGATGATGTAAGTTTCTAAGTTCGGAGGTGCTAGATGGGGCTGTTTAGTGCATCGCAACTTGAACAAATAAATCAAGTTGCTGCCAAAAGCAAAGAATTACTAGAGCCTCCTAAATCCGTTGCATCTAAAGGAATAAATGATGAGCTGCAGGCGACATCTCAAAAAGTAATTGAGTACTTTAAGGATTCGCCTGCCATACTTATTACAGACAAGTTCCAGTTACATGATTACATAGATGAATGTATTGATGCAGGATATGCTGGCCTAGATACAGAGACTACAGGTCTTGATAGAATACGAGATACTATTGTAGGGGC